CAACATCAACCTGCGGTTCATCGACCTGAGCTATCTTAAAATCAGCCCTCAGCTTCTCACCCTCATCGAGCGAGACGAACTTCGAGAGCCCGTCAACGTTGCCGACAAAAATTTCTGCGCCCTCGAAATAATCGTCGCCTTCTCTTGCTAACCTCAAGTCAAGGTGGCAGCCGTGATTTCCGATAACCGATAGTAGCTTTTCCCTGAGCTTTTTAATATCGAGCCGGGCCACCAGAACCCCCGGCTCAGCGGACTTCAGCGCTTTTGCCTCATCCTCGGATAGCCCCATGATGTGTAGCTGAAGACAGCCCCGCCCCTTATCGCCCGCCTCAAAGTCAATGTTTGACTCAGCCTTCTCGACCTGAAGCACGTTATACTCCCGGGCAATGTCTAATACCTGCTCGGCGTAGTAAGGAGTCTTTCGACTCTGGTCAACATCGACCACCGAGGCGTTCTGGAAAACAAGCCGGTCATCATCGTCAAATAGTGGCACAATCTCAAGCGCCCGGATTGTCAGAATATCGCCCGGCTTGGCTTCAATCGAACTGGCCATAGTGTGGCCAAGGTTGATATACTCCCGGCCCTCAAACTCCACCGTATTAAAAAAGTCAGTCTCGCCCGGAAGCACCCCGACTTCGTAGACGTAGGAATTTCCGTCCTTCGTCTTCTCGGCAGACAGAACGATGACCTTAAACTCGGCGGCGTTCTTTAGTTTAGCCACCGAGTCCCAGACGCCGTTTAGCGGGTAAATTCCGGTTACATCCTTGATAACGATTCCTTCACTCTGAGGCAGGCGAGAGAACTTATTAAACCAGCGCTCAAGTTCCTTCGTCGAGGTCATGGGTGGCGATTCTGGAACTAACTCAAACCTGAAGTTCTTACCATCTTTAAGCTCAGAGGCAAATTCAACCAGTCTCTGCCGGCGTTTCTCGAATGGCTCAAGATGTAAATCCTCGCCGTCAAGCCAGATAAGGTCAAAGATCACGACGACCAGTCGCTCTGACTCATCGAGCCCTACCTGAGAGGCGTTAAGCCGGGCGAGCTGGACTCGAGGCAAACGCTTGCCGTCCCGCTCAATCCCGACGTCCGAGTCAATGATAAAGTCGTGAGGCACTGAGCGCAGGTATTCGACGAACTCCGGCGGGAAAGAGTCGACCCGGTTCTCGAGGCCGTCACTAATGATTTTTACCTTATCACCGCTTTTCCCGATTGACACCCGGTAGCCGTTGAGCTTCGGCTCGGCGACGAACGTCCGCCCCTCGCACCACCCGGCGATTGACTCTACGCTCCGGGCCTCGGTCACTCCGGCCATCGCTGGCTTCGGGAGAGGGTACTTCCCGAGAGTGTCGAAGTTCACCTCGTCAAACTTTTTTGTTTCGCCCTGAGGAGGCTCACTCTCATACGACTCAATCGCAGAGGAAATCTGGGCGGCGGCCTGCTCTACCTCATCACCCGCTACCTCGACCACCTCGAACGGGCGTGAGCGCAGAACGAGGTCAAACAGCGGGATATAAGCCGAGTGCGGGCCGGCGGGTTCATAAACAAAGTGCGGCTCAAGGCCGGTCTCTTCAACGACCTTCATCAGCTTTCGCTCGAGCCCCTCATCCTGCTCGGCCTGCCGAATAAGGATATCTATGTCCCGAGCCTCGGCAGGCGTCTTAACGAACGAGCCAACGATTGAGACAAACTCCGGGATCACTACAAGGTCAGAGTAGCCGGCCGATAGCCCCTTCGAGCGTTCGTAGTTCTCGAGCGCCTCATCGATCGGGTATCGGCCCCTGGTCAGATGCCGGCGGTCAAACTCTGAGATAAGGTCTTTATAGCGCTTCAGATATTCCCGTTGCTTTTCCGGGTCTTTCATTTTTGACCAGAGCTGAATAAACCGGAACCTGAGGTTTCTTAACTCGGCATCAGACACGCCTCTGATTGACTCGGCTGTTATTTCTTCAATTCTCATTTTCCCCACCTCTCCCTTTACTCTGCTGCCAGCCACTGGCATCGGCAGTTTGGATGGACGGGTATCAGGCCCTCGGCATCACCGATATCGAACACCTCGCCATCGTAGCCCTCGCATTCCTCGCAGGCCCCCTCGAGCGACAGGTATTTGGCGTGAGTGTAGCCGGCCTGACCTAACTCATCGAGATATGACTGAGATAGAACGTACCGACTCTCTGTCCGGGCAATCATCTCAGCCCGATATAAGAGCGAGTCCTCAGAGTAAGCCTCGATTGAACGCCTCACCTCGGCAGCGCTCTCGCCCTCGGCGGTAAGCTCATCCATAAGCCTGGTGATAGCCCGGGCCTGCCGGTCATTAACACCGACAGAAGCCTTAACGAGTGAAGCGATTTCCTTACCCGTCCAGCCGTTTAGCAGCCCCTCGGCTATTATGCCTTGAAGTGCCAGCCGGGTTCTTTCAGCGATTGACGTCACCCGGGCGGCAGCAAGGCGCGAATACTGCTCCCATGATGTCAGCTTAGAAACCACCACGGCGATAGATTTATTTCGGCGCGACCAAACTATCGGGCCGCCCTGAGATCGGCGAACGTTGGCGATTGTAGGCGGAACTGCACCGGCGTAAATAAGGGCTTTTCTGGGCATTTCCGCTTTTTTCGAGGTTTTCGGTGGTTTGATCGCCGCCCTCACGCGCTCTCCCAGCCTCATATATTCCGCCGCGAATAGCTCTTTTCCCTTATCCACCCAGTCGTAGTAAGCCGAATCGAGGTCGCTTTCATCCCGGATCTCGGCGGGTAGGGCCGAGCGCAACTCCTTAAACCACTTAATCGTCGACTCTTTTAGCCGCTCGATATCAGCCCGTGTTAGCCCCCGGGCCTTGTCTATCCTCTGAGATAGTACCTCGTTGATTAGATCCAGTAGAGAGAGCGCCGAGCTTCTATCCATCGACGCCCCCCGGCCCCGGAGTCTCTGCCGAGATAGCCTTCAGCTTGTCTCGAATCTCAAGCAGAATGGAAATATCGTCTACTTCGTCAGAAGTCGGGGCCTGCTCAGTCTTAGCTTTGCCATCAGCCCCCTGATCTGAATCTTTTGCCACCGGCAGGTCAATCGGCAGGTAAGAGCCCGCCATAAAGTGGGAGTCGCCGCCGGGGTATGGATCGCCAAGGTCAAGCTTATCTCTGACCTCGTTGGGCGAGAGGATCCCGCGGTCAACCAGCTTGCCATAAAGCTCAGTCATTGACTCGAGGTTTCTCACATCAGCGGGCATCAGCTCCACATAGTAGGAGGTTATTCCCATCGCCTTGATAAGCCTGTCGGTGATAGACTCGACCACCCGTTGCAGTGGCCTGATAACGCTCTGGTAATAGATTCTGGTTGACTCGACGGCCGTTGAACCGCCGAGGGCCCCGGTCTCAGCGATGCCGATACGGTAGGGCGGCATAGCATAAGCCGAGAGCACTTCGTCTCGCAGCATTTTGATATAGACTCGAAACTGCCCTTCCTTCGCCTCGGCCGAAAGCGGAATCCACTGCATCGATGATCCGGAGGCGACTCTTAGCACCGCGGCCTTATTGGCATTTCCTACCCCGCTATGCTCGCCTACCAGATATTTCCTCAGCGCCTCATCGGCGTTCTCCTCCCAGTCGCCCTGAAGAACGATAAACCCGAGCGGCAGCCCATAGTTTTGAAAAAACGATAGGTTGTAGTCCCGGGCGGCTATAAGCCCCAGTATCGACCCGAGCGCACCGATAAACGGTGGAACCCCGTAGTAGTCGCTTTTCGGGTAATAAGAGCGATAAAAAATCATAGCGTCAGCGATATCATCAGGTGGCGTGGTAGGCTTGATCAGCTCTCCCGATGATGCCGTAATGTCATCTTTCACCCCGAACCGCTTAAACCAGACCCGGCGGATATCCCTTATCTGGCAGAATTTATCCCGGGACTTGTGGGTATAAATCGTGTGAGCCGGGACGTGGTAAATCTCAAGGCCGCCATCGAGTCGGGGGGCGACCTCAATCGTCATCCAGCCGATGCTTTTAAGATCGATGATCGCCTTCTCGAAAACATCCAGCAAGGTCTCGCCGTCAGAGTTCGCTTTATATAGAAAATCACTGAGGCGTTTCTGCTCAGCCTCGTTCTCTTCTTTGTCTGGCTCTTTAATTATATTCCAGTCTGTCCCCGTCGCATCTTGAGCTGTTTGCCTCACGCAGCGGTCGGCGTAGACGTTAGACTCGATGATCTCCAGAAACTTCGAGGGGTCATAAGGCCGAGCAATAAGACCGAGCGACCCGAGCTCTCTTGACCCGAGCTGCTTTGAGCTCTTAGATACTGGAACTCGAGTCGCCCGGCTAAACGGAACGGCTTGACCTTTCGATGTGTAAATATATACTTTTGACTGCTCTTTAGTAGTGTCCATGACTTTTTATCCTCCGATAATCATAACACGGGAAACCCCCGCATTCAAAACTTCAGCGTCACCAGTGATGGCGTAGCGTGTGGCGTCAATCAGATGGTTTTTATAATCGACCGGCTCAGAGGTAAACTGACCTGAGCGGTCTCGACGCCATGAGTAAGACCTCATCTCGTTATAGAGATTCTGCGAGCCCTGAACTATCCTGATTTTGACCGAGCGCAAAAAATTTATTCCTGCCCTCACCGAGTCCTGCCCCTTAGCGGCCGCGAGGGCCCGGATGCCAAGGCGGTTAAGTTCGGCGATTGACTTCGGTTCGGCGGCATCGCAGTAGACCCTCTCCCGCGGGCCTACCCCGAGATCTTTTAATCTTTTAGCGAGGTCGGCGTTCGTCAGCCCCGCTTCATAGACCAACTCTTCTACCCAGTAGAAATCAGCCCGGCGGTAGACCTTCACAACCGCTGCCGGGTCAATTGAGAATCCAAAGTCGACGCCATAGAATATCGAATCATATTTCATGTCTGCCGGCAGTTCCTCAACTGGCCAATCAAAAATCCCACCTTCTGGCCGAGCCCATTCACCAAGTCTGGCTATCTGGTACATCTCGGGGCTCTGGTGCTTGAGCTTGTCCAGTATCGGGAGATAGCGCCGCACCACCTCTCGGTTCGGATTATCGAGAATGGTCGAGCGATGGGTCAGGGCGTCCGGGTCTGGTGATGCCCCGAAAAACCGCTCTTTTAGCCACGGCGCTTCACTTTCGACCGGGTTAAATGTCAAGATGATCTGGAGATAATCGGCGTCCGACTCCCGCACCGATAAGTCGATAGTCTCGAACTCATCTTTTGAAAACTCGGTCGTCTCCTCGAGCCACGCAGAGGTGATGCCCTTTATTGATTTGATCTTCGAGGGCTCGTCTATGCCCCGGAATAGAATCTCTGACCAGCCGGCCGGGGCCTTGAAGGCCATGACCTGCTCAGCAATGTGATATTCAAACGGGATTGATTGTTCTAAAAAAAAACGCCTGAACACCTCGACCACCGAGTCTGAAAGGGTACGCCTGACCTTCCTCATCACGAGATAGCGGTGTCGGCGGCGCAGCGCCCGATAAAACATGATCCGGGCGGCGGTCTCGGTCTTACTCGAGCCACGGCCGCCCATCATCACCAGATAGCGCTTGCGGCAAGAAAACAGCGGATAGAACTTTTCGCCGACGACAATCTCAACCGCCATCTTTTTTATCTCCCTGA